ACATAGTAAGGCTCCTGAAACTGTAAAGTGGGAAAAATTTTGTGGTTTTAAGGAATACTCAGGAGACTTAAACGCTGATTTAAGAAAAGTAGCTCTTTCCTCTGCATTATGTATTCTTTATGCGCCAGATGGTCAAAGAGACAGCTACTGTACTGCGATTGCTGGCGTACTACTAAAGCACACTAATTGGGAAGAAGATGAAATTAATACTTTTGTATATAATATTGCAGTAGCTTCAAATGATAGTGAAGCAGAAAAAAGAAATTCAAAAGGTTCTAGTGGTAAAAAAGCTAATAGAAAGCTGGGTATGCCAAAACTTGCTGAAATTATTGGTTGTTCCACAAGAACTATTGCAGAGTTATTTAGTTGGGTTGGAGTAGAATATGCAGCAGGAAAAGAAATTGCACAAGAATCAATTGGGGACATTATTGAGTATGGTTTTGATAGGTACGTAGTTAAGGTAAATGCTTTTGTTGATGGAGTATTAGACGAAAAGAAAATTACAGTGGATGGTCCAACACTCATGAATCAAAAAGCATTTTATGATGCAGTCATTATACAGGCATCAGTTTGGATTCCAAAAATGAAACCTGCAGATTTTGAAACAATTATGAGAAAGAAATATGAAAACAGAACTCAATCAGAAGATCGTGACGAAGAAGCAGATGAAGATCTTGTCTTTATAAAATATTTTAGTCAGTACATTAAAAAAGAACAAGCTTTTTCAGATAAAACAAATTTACTTGTTTACAAACGCCCTCATTTTGATATGGTAAAAAGTTCTTTAGAGTTTAATTTAAATTCTTTTGAAGATTTTTTAGTAGAAAGAAAAATTAATATTAGAAGAGTAGATCTCGTTATGAAAGTTCAAGATATATTAAAAGCTAGTAAACACAGAGGAAAAGTTAATAATAAATCCTGTGTATCTTGGAGAATTGAAAATTATAAAGTAGAAAAAGATGATTTAGTCATTGATGGAGACTATGAAGAGATCAAAGATTCAGAAAGGATAACAGATGGAACCTAGATTTGTCGTTGGACCTCCAGGGACAGGAAAAACACATACGTATATAGTTCATAATATTAAGGACCGTATTGCGGAAGGATATGATGCCTCTAGGATAGTTTTACTTTCTCATACAAACAAGGTGGCTGAGTTGCTTTTAAATGCAATACTAAAAATTAAAGAAATAAAAGAAGGAGAGTATGACGAAGAATTTTTTAGAGACCGCATATGTACTATTCATCACTTTTGTAAGAGTAAACTTCCAAAAGGTAGAGAAGTTATTGCTGACAATAATTGTCGTGAGCACATTCAGAATTTGAAGAGAATAAATACGCTGTTTCGTCATTCAAAACCAAACACCCTTAAGCAACATAGCTTCTTTAAATTTATCAAAGACGCGCATGGTAATGGAAGATCATTAGAAGAACATTGGAATCATCCTAATACAGATAAAGAAGAATACAGTCCTTACAAAATTTCCGACTTAGAAAAATTAGAAGATGTATACAAGACATACAAAGGTAGAGCTATATATGATTTTGCAGACATGATAGACAATTTTAATGATTTAAATGAAGAATGTGATATTGATGTTTTAATGGTCGATGAAGCACAAGACTCAAACGTGCCTCAAATGAAAGCGCTTAAGATAATGGCCAAAAACGTAAAAGAGGAACATTTTTATTTAATAGGTGATCCCGATCAGACAATTTTTGAATTTGCGGGATCAGACGCAGATTACTTTCACAAAGCTGCAGCAAATCCTTATCACGAATTAAAAAACGGACTTAGATGTGGAAGAGCTATTAATACTTTTTGTAAAAAAATAATTGCACCTGTTTGGAAAAATTATGGTTATGAAAGAACATGGTTACCAGCCGTGTATAATAAAGAATATCACAAAATACCAGAGGGATGCAAAGAAGGAGATATTATAGAGGGCCATAAATACGATTTAACAGATCTTAAGCCATCTAAAAACTTAGATATTCTTTTAGATAAAATGAGAAATACTAAACAAACTTTTGTTTTTGCTTATAGAGGTTATCCTAGCAACGTCTATATAACTAAATTTTTAAAACATCACGGTTTTGAGTTTGCTCACGTAGGAAGTGAGGGCCCTCATGTTTCTAAGAAAGAGCTAAGATGCCACAAAGAATGGCCTGAATTTATACACGGAAAACCTGAAAGTTTAGATCAAATAAAACAATTTTGGAAATATCTTGGTCGAGAAGCCATAGTATGGGGAAAAGGAAGCTTCAAATTTGAAGGATGGATCAAACGAGACTATACTTATACTGAGTTAGTAGAAGCCAAACTTTTAAAACCTAACCTAAATAAGTCATTTGATCTTCTTATAACTGGGCAAAAAGATCATGATGATAGAATGCTCTATATAAAAAATGTTTTAAGAAACGGATTTGATTTTAATGCAAAGATAAGAATAGAACACGGAAGTATTCACATAATAAAAGGAACTACATTTCATAATGTAGTTGGAGATTTGTCAATATACAGAAAAAAACCCGAATCTTTTTTTATTCAAAGAAGATTAAAATATACTATGTTTAGCAGAGGAGTATTTGATTGTTGGGTTCTTAGAACATCCTCCGCTGATTCACGGGGATTGTTAGGAGATTATGGTCCTATTCCCGTTAAAAAATCATGGACACTAGATGAAGATTCTTTTCACAGAGAATGGAGACCTGATTGGAATGAAATTCAAAACCCCATAAATAATGACAGGAGAATAACATGAGTGCATACGACAAACAAATTGGAGGATCACATTATAAAAAAATGAAGATTCAACCAAGCAAGTTTGTAATTGAGAACGAATTGCTTTTTCCGGAAGGTAATGTTATTAAATATATCTGTAGACACAGATACAAAAACGGAAAGGAAGATTTAGAAAAAGCGATTCATTTTATTGAAATGATAATTGAAAGAGATTACAAATTAATACCGATGACAGAAGAAGAGGAATACCGCAACGCTGGTATTACTAAGGAAGAAGCGGAAACCTCAAGTAAGGAATGGATTAAAGGTTATAAAGAATGGAAGAAAGGATGTCCTCATAACTAATGCAAACACCTTTATTTAGACCACAAACAGAATGGGTACACCCCAATACATTTCCCGACTTATCCGAGCACAAAGAAATTTCAATAGATTTAGAAACAAAAGATCCAAATCTAATTAAAATGGGACCAGGAACTTTTAGAAAAGATGGAGAAGTGGTTGGAATAGCCGTCGCCGTTTCTACTTGGTCTGGTTATTATCCAATCGCTCACGAAGGTGGAGGAAACATGGAGCGAAAAAAAGTTTTAAATTGGTTTGCTGATGTCCTTAAAACTGATGCTATTAAAATATTTCACAACGCCATGTATGATGTTTGTTGGATTCAAAGTTTAGGTTTAAAGATAAGTGGAACGATTGTTGACACCATGATTGCAACTTCTTTAGTTGATGAAAATAGATTTAGATATGATCTTAACTCTGTTGCTAAAGAGTTTACTGGAATAGGTAAAAATGAAGCTGCTCTACAAGAAGCTGCTGCATCCTGGGGAATAGATCCCAAAGCAGAAATGTACAAACTTCCAGCTATGTATGTTGGAGAGTATGCTGAAAAAGATGCTGAGATTACTTTAGCTTTGTGGCAAGAACTTAAAAAAGAAATACTAGAGCAAGACCTGCAAGCTATTTTTGATCTAGAGACTGAATTATTTCCTTGCTTAGTGAAAATGAAATCAAGAGGAGTAAAAGTAGATTTAGATCATGCGGAGCATGTATCAAAACAACTTGAAAAACAAGAAGCAAAATTTAAAAAAGCCATACACGACGATGTGGGTTTTGTTCCGGATTTATGGGCAGCAAGAAGTATAGCAAAAGTTTTTGATCAATTAAAATTAGAATACCCAAAAACAGAAAAAACCAAAGCACCTTCTTTCAAGAAAAATTTTTTAAAAAATCATGAAGAATACACAATTAATTTAATCAATTCTGCAAGAGAAGCTAACAAATCTAGAACTACTTTTATTGAGACTATTTATAGATATGTTGTTAATGGTCGAATTCATGCAGACATAAACCAATTAAGATCAGAGTTTGGTGGTACGGTAACAGGAAGATTTTCTTATACTCATCCCAACCTACAGCAGATTCCTAGGTCCGGAAATGCTATGGGGAATGCATTAAGAGCCATTTTTGTTCCTGATGAAAAAAATCATAAGTGGGGTTGTTTTGATTATTCTCAACAAGAGCCAAGATTAGTTGTACACTATGCTGAGCTACAAGGACTACCT